CTCAAGGATTTTGTTCTTGATTTCTAGTTGACGCTTCTCTCTCTGAATACGACGAAGGAATGCGTAGTGAATGATTTGAGTGAAGTATGCAAAAGGATTTTGTGACTTTTCTGGATTGAAGTTATGAATATACTGAACACAGTTTTCAATGCCATCAGAAATCATGTCTTCCTTGAACATGTAGTTCACGAAGTTGGGTTTGAAGGAGAGGTGATTAGCAATCTTCAAGAAGCACTCTCCAATATAACGAGGAATGGGAGGTTTGGTATCCCAGGTCTTTGCACGGTCTTCTTTTGTTATTTCTCTACCGAACTTTTTAATAAAAGTTATCTCAACGTCCTCACGATACTTAATAATAGCGGCAAGAAAATCTTTGTTATTGACATAATGCTCTGACCTCTTTCTCTTGGCCATGACTGCTGTGGTAATCATAAGTTTTTATCATTATTATGTATAGATTATACCATTTAAATAAATGCTTGACAAGGTATCCGAAACACTGTACAATAACCTTTGTCGGGGTTGAAAAGATACAAGCTTAGCTACTCTTAAATATCTTTTCTAATATCTCCTTAGCATCATTGACATTAGAGATATATCCCATTCTTCTATTAATTTTCGATTCATTATTTTTTTCTTTGTTTGATTGTCTTATATAATTCTGATATACCATTATCATTTCTATATCAGAAGATTCGGACATTGTTAGGACATCTTCAAGATTAATCAAGAACATATCCTCTGTTGTTGTTTTTAACCAAGGTTCTACCTTATAACCAATAACACCGTACCTACTTTTGATTTCACCTATGACGACAGGATTTGTGACAATAAGTATTGTCCGATCTTCTTCTTCAGATGCTGCCACTCTCGCAAATATTTCTTCACCTGTTTTCAACTTTACTGTCGCATAAAAATCGTCTTCTATCATTTCTTCTTAAGTTGTATTGTGATTATTTCATAATTGAAGTTCTCTTCATTATAGATCTTAATTCTTTCAATGAGATGATTTAAAGTATAATTTTTTCTTGAGTTGTGAGTACAATCATCAGCAATATCATAAAGCGTTGCTTTTACTTTATCTTTTCCCTTTCTAAGAACTCGTCCAATGCTCTGAAGATTTCTGACTCTTGATTTACTTGGTGAGGCAAAGATAACGTTATGGAGATTTTTAATATTGATACCAGTAGAAAAAGTTCCATAAGAAGCAACAATAATTGCGTTGTTTTCTCTTTCGGTAATCTCTCTGACTAATTCTCTCTCTTCAGCATCAACTCCACCATGAACAAAAAATACCTTTCTCTCGGGTTGCTTTTGATTATTTATCTTTTCATATAACACTGCTCCATGTGCTTCTACTCTAGAAAAAAGAACTAGAGTATTTCCTTTAAGATCTAAAGTTAGATTTGTAATAAACTTATTTCTTTGCTCATGAGAAATAAGATATTGAATCTCATCCTCATAAGTTTCAAACTTTTGTGGAGAATGTTTGAGTACAATGCACTGAATATCTAACTGAGATAGGTGTCCCTGCTTCATTAGTTCATCGGTTCTTGTCACTTTATATGATGGACCAAACAATCCCTCCAAAACCCATTTGTGTGTTTGAGTGCCATCTAAAGTTCCAGTAAAACCAAAACGATATTTTGCATGATGTAATTTGGTCATAATCTCAATCAGAGATTTGCTCTTGAACAAATGTGCTTCATCACCTATAATGCAGTTATACTCTTCAAAGAATGAACGATCCAACTTGTAAACAGATTGCCAAGTTGTAATCGTAACTGAATGTTCATTTGTTTTTTCTCTACCAGAATAGATACGGTGGCAATATGACTCAGCATCCCAACCATAATCCTGGAAATCCTTGTACATCTGCTCTACAAGAGATGTCGTTGGAACAACTAGAAGAATTTTTTGCCCTTTATCCACATAATATCTTACGAGGGAATAAATCATCAACGATTTACCACTGGCAGTGGGGCTTATCAATAGTTTTCTATTATTCCTTAGAGCATCATATACTCCCTCAATCTGGTATTGCCTGGGAGAATGAGCGCAAATAGATGCCATATAATCTTTCACACCCTCGTATGAGATGCTCTCATTCACTTCAAAGGGTTGACCATAAAACTTATTATCTTCAAACTTATAAGAGTATCCGTATTGGGAACAGAACGATACAATCTTATCTAAGAGACCCACATAAATCTGCTTGGATCTCATATCAAATAAATGTATTTCTCCATTCCAATTTCTGCCACGATACTGTGGCATGAACTTTGCATTAGGAACCTCAAACTTGAAATGATCTCTCAGTTCATATTCAATATGAGGTTCTGTTTTTATCTTAAGAAAAACTTCGTTTGATTTGCTAATAACCAAGTTTGTAGTATCAACCATATCCTGCCTGGAATTTTATAAATTCAATGGCATTCTTAATCTGGTAAGTTCTATTTTGAATCACCTTAAGAATACTCTCAATATAATTTAGGAGAGTTTCATAGTACTCAATTTTCAGAACCACCTGAGATAGTTTTTCATCAGAATCCAAATATCCCTGAAGAGTTTCTTTATCACGAATCTTTTTTGGAAATGGATTTTCTAGGTAAACCTCCGGATCTGCCTTTCCAGTGAAGTATTCATATCGTTCGTGGCGGATTCTTTTTCTTTGCTGCTCTGCTTTCTTTTTTAGTAGACTTATAGTATTATATAAATCATAATATTTTGCGTGAAGAACGGGGATGTTTGTGGATTCTGTATGGAGATTATCCATATCTATTTTCGAATCTTTTTCCCACATTTCTTGAATAGTATCAAGATCAATACTCATAAAGGATTGCCAGACAAATCGGTTATATTGTAGATAGTATACTTGAAACTTACGTCTGCTGTAAAGTATTGTATGTCGGTCATTGTTGCATCGAATGTCAATGTCCCCAAAGAATATGGAAATAAGTCTTTAAAAAATACTTGGAAGTTTGAAACCATGTTACTGTTCAAAACCTGTAGGGTTCCATCTGAGTAGATATCCTGGTTGTCATTCACGTAGTTGGTTTGGACTATTCTTTCATTTTCCAAATCATGAAACTCATCTAAACTCTCTGGATATCCTAGACCTCTTATCCATCTCTGAATTTCCATATAGTTTCCAAGATCTTCATCGACCATGAATCTTAGATTCAAATCACCAAAGTCTACTTTGTTTCCTGGTTGTGGGATATCTCTACCAAGTCTTGATGGTTGCGTTGCAATAGAAAGATTTAGATCTGGTATATTTGCTTCATTGCAAAAGAAAGCAACCTTTGGAGATCTTTTAAGAATAAATTTAAAACCAGTAGGTGATAGAAAGTTTCTATTCTCTACGTCCGATCCTCTTGCCATCTTTTTTGAACTATTTAGATAAAAAAAGGGACCCCTAAGGGTCCCTTGAAGTTTATGTGAAATGGATCACATGAGGTTCTTAACAGCAACTCTTCTGTAGTAGCGGTTGCTGTTGATCTTGAGTGCGCCAAGACCTTGAGTGGTGCCTTCAGCGAATGGGTTAGCAACGAGACCATAACGGGTCTTAAAGCCAATCTTGGGCTGGAAGCTGTTCTCACCAACGGCACGAACCATTTGGAGGGGAACATATGGGCAATAGAACAGACCTGCATCATAAGGTGAAGAACCCTTATAACCAACAACGTAGTACTGGTTAGTACCTTGTGCGAGACCGCTGTTGTTAGCTGCGAGGTTAGCCGAATATGGGTCAATGTATACGCGGAACTTGCCCATCAGAGTACCAGCAAAGGTATTGCCAGTATCATCAACTTGGAGGTTTGCGTTCAGAGCAGGGGTGTAGTCAAGAACACCAGCCATGGTCAGTGCTGAAGCAACGTCAGCAGAGCACATGATGATGTTGCCCTTTCCTCTACGAGTTCTTTGTGCGATTGCGTTAGCATCACGCTCAATCTGGAACAGAAGACCCTTGAACTTCTCAACTGACCAACGACCGTTGGAGTCAACGTCTAGGTCAAAGATACCAGGAGTTGCAACGTTCTGTACAGCACCCTGTTCAGCAACCTTATAGATGGTTCTGATAACTTCGCGGTTGATCTCAGCAAGAATCTCAGTAGAGAGAATATTTGCGAGTTCCGCTTCAGCATTCAGACCGTGGATTGCCTTAAGGTCTTGAGCGAGTTCTAATGAGTACTCAGCTTTCAGAGCTCTTGACTTAGCGGTAACGGTGACTTTCTCGATTGAGAATGCCATCTCGTTGAAGTAGTTACCTGCAGAATCGCCAAGTGCTTCTGCATCACCTGTAGGCATACCTTGACCAACGTTATAGTCGGTGTTGGTTGCGGTTGAGGTTGGGTTCAGAACAGATGGGTTAGAACCTGCTTGAACAGTTGTACCGATACCAGCAGCGGTGCTACCGAAACCAGCGATGTTGAATCCAGCATCCTGACCAGAGAATGCAGTATCAACTTCGTTGAAGAAGGCCTCGTTGCCGCTCTGTGAAGCGTAGCGTGAGCGCATTGCGAAGATCAGTCCAGTAGGACCGGTCATTGGTTGAACGCCTGCGAGGTCATAAGCGACCAGGTTAGGCATTGAACGTCTGATTAGGCTGATCAGTACGGGGTCGAAACCTGCGGTAGGACCACCAGCGGAAGAACCGCCACCGAATGCACCACTAGCACCAGCAGCATTACCGCTGTTGGTTGGTGACTCCATGAGCATATTCATGGAACCGTTATCGAAAGCAGTTTGCTCTCTTAAAAATCTTTCTTGGTTTTCGAGCAGGACAGCGGTTACAGCTCTACGATGAGAATCTTTGATTCCACCCTCATGATTGAGGAGAGGTGCCCACTTTTCCTGCAGATGCTCGGATTGGAACATTTGCTTTACCTTTTTCTAAGTGTTTGTTTTTTGGGTTTGAATTATATTAAATTCAATTATTTGCTAAATGCTGAAAGAGTCTTCAGATAAGCAGCCATTGATCCAGAAACATCTTCCTGGGCATGATCTACACCCTCAGACAGGGTTTCAGTTCTAGCAGAAGGAGAAACTACTCTTGAAGGAAAATATGATTCCCTCAATGTCTCCAGTTTTTCACGATATTCTTCTTCACTTTCAAACTCAACACTTTCGGCAAGTGAAGCGAGCTTGTCTTTCTGAGAAAGTGCTAGACCCTCAGAAACCTGATCAAAGATTCCATCAGCAACCGACTCTGCGAGACGCTTGTTAAGGGAAACATTCTTCTCAATTTGCTCGTTGAGTTTTGTCTCCATTTCATCAAGTTTATCTACCATGCTCTCAAGCACATCATATTTATCTTCAGGGATTGATACATAATGTTCTTCAAAAAGACCTCTCATTCCTTGGAGGAATGATTCGGTCATTTCGGTCTTAAGACCTTGCTCAATGACGAGTGCATTTTCTTCCATCCACTCGCCAGCAACATACTCTAGGTATGCATCCACACGCTCAGAAAGTTCGGATTTGATTTCCTCTACTTCCTCAGCGAGAGCAGTTGCATACTGCTCCTCAAGAGCTTCCTTAATATCGGAAACTTTTGAGCGAAGAGCAGCTTCAAAGATTGTGCGTGCTTTTTCTTGGAACTCTTCGGAGAGTTCTTCACCTTCTAGAAGAGCATTGACATCTTCTTCGATGTCAAAGGATTCTTCCATTTCTTCTTCGTCCTCGTCCTCTTCTTCCTTCTTACCTTTTTTCTTATCGTCCTCCTCTTCCTCTTCCTCTTCTTTAGCTTCTACGATTTCTTCTTCGTCTTCGGTTTCTTCGAGGAGTTCTTCATCTTCATCATAATCCGAATCTTCCTTATGAAGACCCTTCATAGGATCAGCACCCTTAGCACCCTTATTTACAACATCTCTAACTTGCTTGAGTGTTGCACCAGGGGTCTTCAGCTTTGCTGAATCATCATCGCTGCGATAATTCTCAGGAGTAGGACCCCCAAGATCTTCCCATCCACCGGTTTGACCAGCAACGGCTCCTGCCGCTAGTTTTGGCATCGCTTCCGCTGCTTTTGCATTAGCATTAACAGCGGTTTTGGATTGCTTAGTGCCTACTTCCATTTCTTGTAAATCTCCACGAGACATTTGAACTCTCCGTTTAACCTTGGTTATAAACTATATTTATTTATAAATTAATAAATTACAATGAGTTTAAGAACTCATTAAACAGTGATAACTTATAATCTTCAAGAATACCTTGATCGACTAATGTATTTATCTTTGCTTTAGTATTTCCTGCAAATCTTTCTTTTAGGATGCCTCCATCCCAAATCCACTCCTTACCTTCCATAATTCCCTGAACAAAAGCATCAGGTGCAGAAGGATCTGCTACGATATCCGCAGCAGTAGCGAGCATAAAATCTTCACCTACTTCATTGTATCCTTCTTTTGTTGGTCTCACGGAACCAATTCCGCGAGAAGAAACACCAAGAGTTACTCCTTCTTTTAAAAGGGATTCCGCAATCTTACCCATTGGAGTGGATAGGATTTGTGCTTTCCCAATAAAGTTATTTCCTTCACGATGAAGTGAAACAATCTTATGGGAAACACGATCAAGATTTACGGTTGGACCATCAGGATGTCCAAGTTCTCCTAAAGCACGACCCTTATTTACATACTGTTCAGTATATCTATTAACCTCTCTTTCCATAACAGGCATACGATATACTCTGTTATTGCGATTAGGTTGCTCAGTTTGAAGGAAAGGTCCTTGAATATAAAGAGTCTTCTTACCGTTGACAGTTTCGGTAAGAACTTCTACTGCTTCTATTTCTTCAGTAATAAGTTTCATCTTAGGCATCTCCGGAGATTTGAACTTGATGATAATATAATGCTCCTGCTCCAGTGCCGTATGCAGAAACTTTATTCGAGTTGATTATATTTGCATCTGTTGAAGAGAATGCAGTCACTATTCCGCTTGAGTTATAGTTAACAGTCATTCTAGTTTGATAATAACCATTCACTCCCGCAGATGAATCTACAGATTGAACTCTTTGATGTGCGAAATCATAGTATGATTGACCACTTACTGTCAGTGAAACATAATCGCCAACGCCAAAAGGAACTTGAGTTCCCTCTGGAACAGTAATAGTGGTTGTTGTACCTGTGGTAACTCCAACAACTCTATTAGATGCTCTAGTCAAAGCTAAAGTTTCTGTTCCGCCGGCGGGAACATAATAATTAGTAGTTGTTGCCGAAGGAGTTCCTCCAATAGCAATATATGCAGATCCTCCTACAGCAACCACTCTCAAAACACTAGATTGTACAGAAAAGGCAGATGATGTTGTTGCAGCACCTGCTGTAAATGTGAATGAGGATCCAGCCCCAACTGGTCTATGAGCCATTATTTTATTAGATACACTTTTAGTTATTTATAAATTACAAATTACCTACTAACCTCTTCCCAGTCCAGAGAAGCGAAAACATCAGCACCTGCAGTATCAGAAGCAATAACCAAACTTAGTTCATAAGGTGTTCCAGTTAATCCATTTCTCTCTAACTGAAACTTAAAGAGTGCTTCTTTGAGAATATCTACTGATGCTTGTGATTGATTATTTGAACTAAAAAATCCAGATGCTAATATTCTTCCACCA